TCAATGGTTCCCCAACCTACAGACTCCGGAAAATAACCAGCAAAATTATTGATATCAATCAAGATTTTGGATTCATCCGACACTCTTCGAAGTGTAATACTATCTACAACCATATCAGAATCCCTCCGCTAAATCTCGTTTTGCTCTCTTCATTTGCCTTGCAGCTTCAGCTTCATCAATTGCCTTCGGACTATTAAAGATAAATGTATCGCCTTCGCGGCTCTCTCCTCTTCCTTGCTCAGGAGTTTGATAATCAACTTTAGCAGGTCTTCTTACAGTAACTTGAGAAATGGCAAACAAATCCTCATTATTCCATCCTCTAATACCATTAGAAATATCAGCAAATTCCTGCATTTTCATAAGTAGCTGACCATACAAACTAATAGTAACCACAATGGTGTCATTATAATCACTCATATTAGAAATAGCCTGCACTTCTTCAGATGCAATGGTATTAGCTTTAATCTCCGGTACAAGAGCGCTGGACAAATCTTTAACCGGAGATTCCAGCCGATAAATATTGTTATCAATACCATCGGCCAATCCTTGAATAAAATCTGGCATCCACTGCTCATACGTGGTGAGTGGGCCTTCATCCGGTACTGAGAAATGCAGCTGAGACGAAATGATATTAGCCGCTTCGCCTACCTTGGAACGTAGCGCTGGCAGTTTACTATCGATACCATCGATCAAACCTTGGATAACATCCTGGCCCCAAACATATGCCTCACCGGACAAACCTCCGATGCTAGAACTCATTGCAGATTTGAATGCATCTACAGAGCGCGTGCCTTGCTGAGCCATTTGATTCGGCAGAGGTGCCAACCCAGTATTGATACTGGTTACAATAGCTGTAGCTAAGGCCAACGATTCCGTCTTGGCCGGATTCTGCGTTTTCTTAATGGCATTTACGAACTTATCCATTACGCCGGTTACAACTGACTCCAAGCCACTCAGTCCAGCTTCAACAACGTTGACAGACGTTACCATCTGCTGCAAAGAACTGGCAGCATTTCCAGCAGAACCTTCAATTGACTGAACCGAAGCTGCAGTTGCTATCATTGCTGCAGCTAGTAAACCACATGCGGCAGCAGACAAACCTAGTTCCACAGTTAGTAGACCAAGAGTTACTAGCCCTGTTACCACGGAGGCATCCAGAGCTATGATACCTGCAGATAGGGCAGCAACTCCAGCTACACTAGCTAGGGAAGCAGTTCCAAAGGCAGCCATCCCACTGGCAGCTGTGGACGCACTAGCCGCTAATAGGGCCATCCCAGCTCCACAGATAACGAGACCAGCTCCCAAGACTACTACTCCAGCCCCTAAAACTACCACAGCGGCTCCTAAAGCTACAACCCCTACTGCAGCTACAGCAGACCCGGTTCCTACCATTAATAGACCAGCACCAAGAACGGTGCATCCGCCTCCGGCTACCAAAGCCCCTTCACCAAATACTATTAAGCCCCCACTGAGAACTATTAGAGCAGAAGCTGCTGAGCTCCCATAAGCCGAGATGGTGGGTAGTTGGGTAGCAAGCAGAGCTATTCCAGCTGTGGCAAGCCCGATTCCTGCTCCTACCAAGGCTACAGCTGCGCCGAAGGCAATCAAACCAACAGCACCTGCAGTAAGGGGAGCAGCAACTAAGGCAGCCCCAGCAGCTAGTCCTGCTAAGGCTACAACTAGCCCGCCCATAACTGCTATAGCTGGCCACCCTGCACTAGCCAATTGTATTGCTGCATTAGCAAGCAATGCTAAGCCCGCAGCCGCAAGTAATATACCAGCACCAGCCGCCACAAGACCTAAGGCGTTTTGCGACAAAGTTCCCACTGAGCCTCCGGCTTGACTAACTGGGCCGGCAGCTGCCGCAGAAGAACTTCCCAGCCTACCAAGCACGCCAGATATCTTCCCAATACCAGTTGCGACTTTACCTGCTCCAGATACAAGTTTGCCAAGAACAATTGCAACCGGACCAACAGCTGCGGCAATGCCTGCCCACTTGACTATTTGTTCCTTTTGTTCATCGGACAAGCTGCTTAGCCACCCGTTCAATTCTTGAATCAATCCTGTAGCTTGCTCAATTACGGGTAAAAGCATTTCACCTATAGTATCACCTAACGTAATCAAGGCATTTTGGCCATTCTGTAGTGCAACATTCAACTTATGCTCTGTAGTGTCAGCCATCTTGCCATATGCTTCATCTGTATCATCAACCGTGTTAATAAAGTCATTTAACGTACCATTGTAATCACTTGTTGATGTATTTAACAAAGCTAACGCTGCTTTGCCAGCTTCCTGGCTTGACCACAGATCATTAAATCCAACACCAGCTTCGTTGGCTTCAGTCTGTAATATATCAAGGACGTCACGAAGCGAATACCCACTGTCCATCAATTCCTGGAAGCTCTGTCCAGTCTTATTCTTCAATGTATCGGATACGGTCGTCCCAGACTTCCCCAACTCGTTGAGCATACCATTCAAATACGTGGTCGATTCAGCTGTTGCAATGCCACCGGCTGTTAAGTATGAGTACGCTGTGCCCAAATCTTCAAGCGAAACACCCATGGCATTTGCAGTCGGTATAACTTTACCCATTGTCGATGCAAGTTCACCAACTGTCGTTTTACCTTTGTTCTGTGTAGAAATAAGGACATCGCTTATGTGACCAGCATCCTCAGCAGACATACCATATGCATTTATGATCGTCGTCAAAACGTCAACTGATGTTGCAACGTCTGAAAAACCTGCAGTCGCTAGCTTGTTTGCATTGGCAACAAAGGATACAGCACTTGCAGTATCAACGCTCGCTGAAATCGCCTGGTAAGTTGCTTCGGCAATATCGGATGCAGCTACACCAGTGTCGTTTGACAAATTCGTAATTTCATCACGAACGGCTGAGATCGACTTTGCGGTTGGATCAGCAATTGTGCTAACTTTTGCCATCGCAGTTTCAAAATCTGTAGAGGACTTAAAAGCTGCAGTACCAATACCAACAATTGGAGTTGTCACAGTTTTGGTAAGTGTGCCACCAACTTTTGACATTTTATTACCAATGCCAATTATTTTATTACCTACGCTTTCAATTTTCTTTTCAGTTTGCTGAGATTGTCTTAAAGCTTCAGATAAGCCTTGTACAAAACCATTGATGTCAAGGTCTAAATAACCAGTAGCAGAGCCAACATCAATTGCCATAACACACTCACCTCCTTACTTATTGGTATACTGTTTATACATATCGGAGAAAGAATTATACTTAGTAACAAATACCGGAGTTTCATCTTGCTCCATTTTAGAAAGAATATACCCACATGCTTCATCAAAGCAATAAGCTGTATAAGGGTCAGCTATATCAATTAAGCTGCTAGGGCGGCACCCGTATCTAGATGCCGCCCCTACAACATTAAGAATTTCTTTACTTTTGACGAAAGCTTTTCAGAGCAGATACACCAGCCTGCGTGTAATTGAAGATTGCCATAATCTGCTCATCGGTCATTTCAACCCCGGCATCCTCAATCTCCTGCATAGTGGGTTCCACCAAAGCAGCCTCACAAATAACCCGGCAGGTATCATAAAAATTGCTAAGCATATTCTTATCCTTCGGGTCAAAGCTATTACTGCCCTTAATAAACAGCTCACCAGCAGTAGTGAGAAGAGCGTTAGGAATCTTACCAGACTTAGCAAGCACCAGCATGCTAGGCCGCTTTAATCTGGCCACAAAAGGTTGACCATCAGAAAAATCAGGAAGTCTTATGACTACGCCATTCTGATAAGACTGAAGGTCATTCAGAGTTGTGATGCTCGTCTGAGTGCTGGAATTGATAGGCGTAACTTTTGCCATTTTACTTTACCTCCAAATTAAATTAAGAAGCGGTGGGAAGTTCGGTCACGTAAGAAATGCTGTACGGAGACTCATTGCTCTTAGGAGCAGAATTGATAGTATATTCCGGAGCACGGAATACACCATCCTCAGAACCAAATGCCACAGGAACACCCTGGCAGTTGGGATATGTGATTTTCTCGTACTGAACAATCTGACCACTGGTATCATACTGAGCGGAAAACGCATGCAGTTTGAAAACCTTACCCTTTTCACCAGAACCGGTGGTGGGAGGATCGTAACCCGCAATGCCAAACTCAGTAGGCTCAGTACCAGAGGCAGTATGCTGGGCATCAGTCCAGTATTTAATGGTACCGCCCTGAAGCATCTTAACCAGCTCAGGAGCGAATACATTATCAGTCAACGTAATCTGATTGCCAGTGATAGTGCTTTCCTCAGGCTTCTGAGCAATCAGTCTGCCCTTGATAATCAGCTTCACTGCGTCAGTAGTTTCAATCTGGGGCTCAACCGCAATTTTATTAGCGGTATCCAGAATATAGGCTTCATTATCAGTTTCCACCATGACCATAGATACGTCAATAGTAGGAATCTCAGTGATTTTCTTCGGATTCGTTGCCATTAGCTAAACCTCCTTAACTAAATTTTCTTGTAATTCTTATACTCAATACTAATCATATGAGCTTTAAATGCATCATCATAATAGCTTGAAGATTGCATCCCATATGGTAAGAGTATCGGCTCAAGACCTTTCATTGCTTTCTTCACAGACTGAACCATAGGCTCAAGTTTACTGTATGCTGTTCTTGGAACATAGCACATAATCGCATAATAATCGATATCAGTGCTAAAAGATGCATGCTTAGAAGAACCATCATTCTTCACTACAATGTAAGGAGATATACAGTCTCCAACCTTCATTCCAGGAGAATATACATCAAAACCTGATTTCTGTAAGTGGCAAACAATATCTTGCCATCTTGAGCCCTCATACCCAAATGTCTTTGTGTCAATCATATGCCACCTCACGGTTTTAACTTATCCATTAAGGTATTCATGTCTTCAACAATTCTTGGACCTTCCAAACGAATGGTTGGCTCAATAATTGCATACTTTTTCTCATGAGCCAATTCTAGCCAAATACCATAATCAACTCCATGAGCCAAAGTAATTCTTACAGTAGTTGCAGAAGGCTGAGATACCTTTGCGTTAAGCGTAGCTTTTGCTTTACCTGTCCTATCAGTCCATGGCCTGTTTTGCTGCATCTTAAACTGTAATTCAACAGCTTTAGTAGTTCCATACATTAACAAAACAACGCCGGCCTTTGCTGCCATCTTATTTAGATTCTTATTCAGTGGATCTGGGCTGATTTTGAACGACATTGTCTATCACCTCCAGGGAAATATCAGCAATGATATTCCATTCCTGAATATTAACGACACCTGTCACTCTAAATTTCTTCCCATTTATAACCACAAAATCATCTACTTTGAGACCTATTTGCTTGTTCTCAATTTCAGAATTGTACCAACCTAAAGAAGCTGCATCCTCATACAAGCATAGAATCATAGGAATTTTTCTAGTTCTTGAACGAGTAGTTTCTCCGGTCGTGATTTGAATGCTTCCATTCTCCTCATGATACAATCCTTGAATTGTACCAATAATAACCGAATCATCTTCAGGCTCACTAAATTTATTCAGCTTATGTCTTCTAAACTCGTAATTAGTGCCACTTCTTTTGATTTCTCTTTTTACTTTGTAAGCCTCAAATTCCTTGTTTATCATCTGCTCAACCCCCGATCAGATTGCCAGAATTAAACTGCTTATACCTTGAGGCAAGACGCTTAAAATAAGCCGAAGTGTCCTGAGTGGATAAACCACTGACGGAAATTGCAGAATCTTCAGACTTAATGATAAGCATCTCATAGATTGTGGCATCTACATTGCCGCCATTTTTATTGAGGTAGTACTGAAAGTCATCTTCATCGAAATACGGTGACTGATTTTCTCGTACCTCTCTCTTGATTCTTTCAATATCCGTCATGGTCTCACCTCTTACTCGGATTTACTATCTAAAAAGTCCTTAATCAGGTTCTTAGCTTCACCAACATTTTTGGTACCAGAAATATTGACACCCTTCAAGTTGGCAAACCGCTTAACCTCTTCCTTACTCCACTGAGAGATGGGCTTTTCCTGAATATCAATCAGGAACATTTCATCCTCAGAAAGAGCAGGCTCATTGGGAATTTCCTTAAGTTCATCCTCTTTTACAATGGTATACCCTTGACGGGAATAAATCCCATCAAAGGCACCACGGGTTACTTCAAAGGTATTCAAACCATTCGTGATTTTTACCATTTTACTTTACCTCCTACAAATTAAGCGGAGGTGGTGGTGTCCAGAATGAATACCTGGTCAGCAGCCTCAAAGCTGGGCAGGCAAATCATGGAAACAATAGTCTCAACCTGAACAGGGTCAGTCTTCTGAACTGTAACAACTGCAACACCTGTATCAGTAATAGATACATTGGCAGCAGAACCAGTCATCAGATCAGACTCTGCGGGAGTCGTGCCAAACCAGGTCTTACCAAGGTCACCATCGGGGAACATCACGAATGTGTCATCAGGCATGAACTTGGCAGCCGCGCTGGACTCATCCTTATACCGCTTGTCATTTACCATAACATCGATTTCCAGCTCATCCATGATGTACTGACGCAGACGCTTGTCGGAGATGGCACCAACACCATTGGACAGAACGAAGATTTCCTTCTTGATTCTCTCGTTGTTGCGGATATTCCGCCAGGTCTTACCATCGCACATAGCTCTGGTGATAACCGCACCGGTATCATCCAGAATCTTTTCCTTGGCCACACGAATATCTTCGATGGGGTCAGCGGTGGCTGTGTTGGACCAAGCAACCTTCGCATTGCCCTTATGCTCGGTAGGAATACCGTAATCAAAGGTGAAGGACTGACCATTGGCGGCCATAGAAACGATACCAGTGGTCAAAGCCATCATACGCATTCTCTCACGAGAAGCAGCAGCACCACGAAGCAGGCTGGTCTCATCATCGAAAATCTTGTTCATCACAGAATCGATGTAAGCCTGATTGCCAGTTTCCAGAACCATATTCAGCTCCTGACGAAGTTCCTCATCGATGTAGGTAGATTCCTTGAAGTACGGCATCTCAGCAGTCAGCTTCTCAAAGCCGATACGAGGCCGAGGAATAGCGTGCACATCAAAAGCAGAAGTCTTAAGGACGATGGGCAAACCCTTGGAGCCCTTAAGCCACTTCAGAGAAATACCACGCTTCTTATCATTGGGGAACAACTCTTCGCAGGGATACGGGGCTTCGTCCTGAGTAAGAGCTTCCCAGTAAGCAGTCAATTCCTGAGACTGCATCAGATCGAAAATAGTCATTCTCTTTTCCTCCTTTTCTTACGCTTTCATGAAAGTAAGCAGGGTAGAAGCGCCAGCAATAGCCTGAGCTGCCGTAATGGCAGTAGCCACATCGGATTCCACCCGATTCACATTCACAAAGCCAAATACCAAAGCAGTGCCATTGGCATCACTATTGGTTACATCCACATCATGCAAAAGCACTGCATTCATAGGCACAGCAGAGGTGTCAGACCCAGCAGCTTCAACCTTCTTGCATTTGGTCTGCAGATTCATCAGATCGATATTGATGGGAGTACCAGCTTTGACAATCTTACGAGTGCCAACAGCTACACCCAAAGTCTTATCGACAATGCACCCAACAGAAGACTGAAGCTGAACGTTAGCCAAAATCTGCTTGGGAGCACCATAGGTAGTAGTAGAAATACCATCCCTATTAAGCATATAGTTTTCCTCCTTTGTTAATTGTTATTTCCCCAATAGCTGGATTTCTTGCCATTGGAGGATTTGCGCTGCGCAGCAAGACGAGCACCAAGGCCCTTGTTGCCCTTATCGTCACCTTTCGTCTCATCAGACTTCTTGATAGAAGAACCAGTTCCTTTCTGACCAACTTTGCCCTTGCTGCCTTTGTCTTTGTCATCCTCTTCAGATTCACCAAACCAAACAGGATATTTGGTCTTAAACTCACCAATAATGGTTTTGAGATCGGAATCATCCGTCATTTTTGCCAGAGACAAAGTGACAATATCTTCAACGTACTGGGATTTTACACCCAACATCATTGCCTCAGCTTTCGCTTCAGCAACCATAGCACGCTTTTCAGCTTCATCAGTTTTTCTCTGGTCCTCAGCCCGTTTTTCGGCATCTTTCTGCTCATCTGTTTTCTGACTATCAATCAAAGCCTTAACCATAGCAAGAGCTTTGGAATCCTTGGGGTCAATACCCAATTCCTTATAAACAGCATTCCGACCCTGATTCTTTTCACGAGTCATCATTCTGTTTACCTGCTCCTGAGTAAAAGTCTTACCTGCAGGCTTGCCGGATTTTCCAGTTTCTTTGCCAGACTTCCCATCCGAGCCTTTATCACCAGTATCAGTTTCAGTACCGGTCTCTTCAACTTCCTCTTCTTCCTGAGTATCGTTATCCAGCTCGGTGTTATTCTTTTTCTCTTCAGACATTTTAATTTCCTCCTTGTCCATGATTCTCATGGTAGATATTTAATGATTTTTTCTTCGCCATTTTCAGAAGCTGCGAAGATAAATGCTCCAGGAAACTTCCTATTCAATTCAATGGTATACTCTTTGAGGCGATTATGCCTACATTCTACCATTCTTTGCAGCCACCTGGCAAGCTCCTCATTGCCACTACCATGATTTTGTCGTATCCTCTTTTTCGTTTTTTCTAAGTCCTCTTTAAGTTCTTCATACCTATCATCTTTTAGACAAATACGGTAAATCTTATCACACTTCGGACACGCAAAATAGACAAGCACCAAAGCTTGCCCGTCAATTTCGATAGGGACTTCATTTATATTAACGGAATTCATAGAAAACTCTTGCTTGCATTCATCACAAACAATCGATTCGATTTGGTTCATACACTAAACCTCAATTCAAATCGAGCTCCGGTCTCACCATCATAGACAAGCTTACCGGTAAACTCTTTCATAAGAGTCATCCTGTAGTCAGACAGGTCCTGTCGAGATTTCTTGAAAATTTCCGATTGCTTTTTAGAAATATCTTTGCCTTTTCTTTTGGCAGCTGCAATCTTTGCAAATTTAACAGAAATGGTAGCAAGCTTTTGTTTTGATACCTTATCATCGATTTGCACGAAATGTCTTCTGCCACAATGCGGGCAATCGTAATATGTTAAAAATATTGATTGCTCATTTACATAAAATTCTCGATTTTTAAGGATATCTTTGGTGACATTGAAGCCTTCACCACAATCCTCACACTTAGCTAAGAAAGATAATCCTGCCATTAAATTTTACCTCCGCCTCATATTATAAAATTTTCTTTTGTTTGCAAATCTCAACATAAACCGCAAAGTTACCAAAAACTTTTAATTGCCGTTTTACATTTGAATCAAGCTTATCAATCCATTTTTCTGGTATTGCTTTATATCCGAATCTTACCCCTGCAAGACTACCAGCAATTGCGGCAATAGTATCTGCATCTCCGCCATCATTTACCGCTCCAATAATTGCCTCTTCAAAAGTAGGCTTCATTGACCAATAAATCGCATTATTCAATGTATTTTTTACGTGGCCAGTAGGCGCCATCAATTTAGTAACCGCAGTCGAATATTCATTACTATGCATTAAGCTTTGAATTAGCTTGGTATACTCCAAAATAGCCATGGTGCATTCCAGATTATTATGTGTTAACCAACCCTGCATCACATTCAAACTTGATTCATTTAATAAGGCGCAAGGCATTGCTCTCATTAGACTTCCATTTCCTTGAGCATCTTCATCTTCTGGAATAAATTTATCATTGATTAAAGTGCATCTTTCAGCTTTAAGATAATATTCAATTCCTTTTCTGCATTGATTGCCAATATCTTTTGGCTTAGACTTATACCACTTAATAAAATTACGCACGCATAAATTAGTAAAATCTTCATCAGTTGATTTACCAATTAAAGCAGCCATAATGCATATGGTCATCTGAGTATCGTCTGTTACCTCACCAGGCTTCAGATTTAACCAGCCACCACCAATAATATCAGTCACCTGACCAAACTCTTTCTTTATTTGATTGGCATGCATAAACTCAGTGGTAGCTCCCATTGCGTCACCAATGGCAAAGCCATAAATCGCACCAAATATTTTGTCCTCAATATTTTCGATTCTATTTTCAATTCTCAATTCCATAGTTATACCTCCTTGGCATAAAACTCGCATTTCCCATTTTCAAACAAAACCTCATGAGGCTTGCCATTATCCTTGGGCGGCCCAGAATAGATATCGCAGAAAGCTTTGGTCACTCCAAACGGGATTTGTTCATTCCCAATCTTCACAACCGTGGCATCTCTGAAGATGCAATCTTTACATATAATTTTATTTCTATCCGGGAACTGTCCTTTCATTTCACTCTGGGCTTCCTTAGCACTTTTAATTTCTTCAGCCATAATGCATTTCTCCTTTTTTATTTTAGGGTATTTCCCTATTGATAATTATACCACATAAATATCAATTTGTAAACCCCCAATTTTAATTTTTTAATTTATTTTTTATAGACAGTTTTACCGCCATTAAACGTCTGTTCCAAACCAGTTTCAAAATAATCAGGCTGATTTACAACTTCCATCTTAATATGATAGCTACCACCACTATAAGTGACATCTGTAATTCTGAAGTCTGTTCCTCTTTGAATGATAACCTCAGCTTCACCACCAACACCATTATAAGATTGACCTGTCTTATAAAGCTTTTCTTTCATACCAACTGTATCACCAAAATAGCTAGTTGGTTCAGCATATATTGCATGTGTTCCCTTTGGCGCGTAAATCTCATATTTAACTTCACCAGAAAAACCAGTCCCAGATGCAATGCCTGTAGACATAAAAGAATGGCTGGTGAATGTTTGACCCACCAAAGCATTCTTTATATCCGATGTGCTACCATTCATAAGATTTTTAGCTTGGTCAAAGGAAAGCAAATCGCCTTCAAGCAAACCAGCAAAGCCATTGATATCAGAGCCACGAACCAGATAAACAGATTCAGGCATTTCAGATTTATCAATCACCTTAGTTAGATTTTGTACAACTGTCTTGTAGTCTTTATGGCCGTCAACACCATATTTCTTTTCAAAAGTCTTAGTATCAAATGTTCTCCATTTATCTTCATGACCGAGCTCTGTATTTCCGAGACCAAGAAAATCGTGTCTATCCCAGCTATCATGATAACCACTAAGAGACTTGTTGATTGGGTTAGAATTTTGAGTATACTCCCAAACAGAATAGTGCTCATAATCTGTGCTGTTATCCCAAACACTATCAAGATATTGTCTATGGAATTTATCAGCATCATACCTTGATACAAACTTAAGAGCTTGCTTCTTTACTTCATCTGTATACATATCCGGAGTAAAGCTTCCAACAATACCATGAGCTTTGTTATAAGCTTCTTGAGCAGCTTTAAGCTCTTTCTGGTATTGTATATAAAGTTTACCTTGTTTCTCAAATTCATCAAGGTCATCAAGATATTTTTTATATTTTGCTATCTGAGAAGCCATCCAAGGTTCGTTCGGATCAAGCTTATCCAATTGATCGAGATAATATTGCTTTTTCTTTGCAATAGAACCAACTTTAGATTCATAATCTGCCAAAGTAACATCATCTTTCCAAATGCCAGAATATGTTTTATTCTGAATGGTACCCATTTTCTGTTTAGCCAACGCAAGAGCATCATCCACGCTATTAGTGGCTTTTGCAACAGCATTAGCTGTAGCTTTAGCTGCATCAGTACTACCAGAATACACATATTGCTCATACCACTTTTGCCAAGTAAGACCAGATTGCTCCTTAAGCAACTTAGCTTCGGCTTTCATTTCAGAACTAAGGCTGTTATACCAAGCACTAGAGGATTTAGTAGAATTACCATACTTTTTAATGAAATCCAAATTCGGGTCACCAGTACTATGTACATTCTGCTCATACCATTCATTCCATGTCAAGCCAGATTGGTCCTTTAGTGCCTTGGCTTCTGCTTTTTGTACCTGAGTTAAGCTATTATACCAAGCACTGGGAGATTTGTCAGACATTCCATACTTATTAACAAAGTCAAGCGACGAATTAACCACCTTAACTTCATACCCAAAGTTTCCAGCAAATGTATCAATTTCAGGGTATGTACCATCAGGGCTATTAAACCAATTAGCAAGTTGGTCAAGCATGTTATCTGCAATAACAGGTTCCATAATGCACATTCCATTAGGATGGTCCAAAGGGAGCTCATCTTTCTTGTAATGTGTACCATCTCTAGCTGCGCATAATTCACACCTTCTACTACCATTTGCTCTCCAAATATACTCAGTAACGAAAGGATTATTTTTAGTCGCAGCTACAAAGCTTTGCTGGTAAGTATGCTGAGTCAATGTTCTTGCAAGTCTTTGAGCATTATAGTCAACCTGCTTTGGATAGATTTTTCTTCCATCAGAGGCAACCAAATTCCAGGGCTTTGCTGCACTAGGGCTAACATACTTTTCCAAATCTTTGGAAATCTCATAAATGGATTTTTGCTGAGCTGCACCACCAGCCATAATCTTGTAAATGTCCTTTAATGTCTGCTCATTATCGCTCCAAATTTTAGAGCTTAAACTCCAACCACTTTCATAGATTTGACCAGTAATCAAATTTCTCACCACAGAATCAGGAACATAGCTAAATGCAGCATTAAGACCATCCTGACTAAAACCAAATTGCTCAAGCCATTTTACATTATCTTTTACCACAGCATCAGAAACAAGGTACATATTATTCTTAATAAGACCATATACTTCATTTGAAACCTGCTGGCTCGTTTCTCTTAATTGCTTCTGCAATTCTTTATAATATCTTTCGCTCAGCGGAGCACTAGCAGTTGTTTTATGGGAATAGAAGTTTGCTCTATCACCAATTTCATCTGCCCAATCTTCATAAAGCTTTGCAATCTCTTTTTTCTGGGAATCCATAATGGATGCCACAGCCGCTTCACTATCTTTGAATATTAGCTTGTTCCCTACGCCTTTAGCCATTATAGATTCCTCCTTTCTAAAAATTTATAAAGTTACCAGAGGTCACCAGAGACCCCAGATTGAATTTATTATTTAGATATGGATATTATTTACCTTCCTAATTAAATCAATCTGGGGCCAACCAGTTATTCCTCAACCATATCCGGATTATTATCCTCGGTTGTTTCTTCCTCCATACCAGAATCTTTACCGGTATCTTCGATATTATCATCAGTATTGGTATCAGACTCGGGATATGGAACAGTATTACCAGTAGACCCGAATGAGTTATCCTCAATCATCTGTCTTTCCAAAGCAATTTGCTCAAGCTCATCATTGACCTCTTCATCAGTCAAACCTCTCCACTTCTTCATATAAGCTTTACGGCTCATGGTCTTAGATTCAACTTCAGAAAGGTCCATATTCCTTTCTTCGATTTCATCCTCAGGAAGCGGAGTATTTTGTTCTACAGAAATCTCATAGTCAACCGGAATTATTGGGCTATTAGTGTATCGAGCAACGCAGTTGGGATATACCCTTGCGCCTTGAATAATAATCCGAATCAACTGCCTAAGTTGAGGTCCCCACATCTTCATCTTCTCTTTACATCGTACAATCAAAGGCCAGTAAATAGCTTTAAGAGATTTACCACTTGTAATTGCACCTTGCATAGATTCCAATGTAATGTTTGGCATGTCAATCTGCTCATAACCAACGGTCTTAATTCTGTCAAGACTAGTTTTAAGAGCATCACTATAGTTCATGCCAGGTTCAAGCAATCCAACCATAGGATGCAGCTTGTCAAGGTTCTGATCTGTACCAAGGTCCCACAAAGCACCAGGGCTAGTAGTTAAATTCTTAGTAGAATTCGTTGCCATGTCCACAAGATATTTAGTGGGATTCATGCTCTTTCGTTCTGCATCAATATCTGCATTGGAAAGCTTAGAATACCATTCCTCATAATCCTTAAGCAAATCAATTTCAGATTCGCCTTGCTCCTCGCCAGTAAGACCATCGTTAATAAAAATGCTTGCAGGAATCATAGGCATCAAAGTTTCCTGGTACTCAGTAACTACCTCAATTTCTCTTCCGGCTCCATCATACAAAATTTCTTCTAGCCATACCTTACCATCATTTTCAAGCACGAACTTCTTTTTGAAAATTCGCTTTTCATTCATTGTAATGCTATCCTTCACAATGATGAATGCCACAAACTTGGTAATAATATTACTATTGCCAATTCTTGTTTCGTAGATGAACTGAGTGCTAGGAAGGAATGTAATTGTTACACCATCTTCCTCATTGAAATTCACCAGACCTGCAACACGCTTTCCAATGAAACAATCCTTTGCAGCTTTAATAAGTGCTTCCTCAAATTTGTTTTCATCAAGAATCGTTTTAACAAGGTCATTCAAAACAGTTAATGCATTTTTAGCTTCCTGAGATACCTTACCGAGGTCTCCTTTAGATTCAACCGTAATGTCAGGTGGCTCAGCAAATAGGAACCTCGCCTCTTTGTTGATTAACGAAGCTGCCATCTTATATTTAAGCTTGGCTGGCACATAGTCACCATTAGTGCCTTCCACTGTAAAGCTTGCACCTTTCTTATATACCCTATAATACAGACAAATCTGAGTAAGCTCATCCAAAGTATCTTTAGTTGAACCACTCACCTCTGCATTTATAATGGCATATGGAATACGGTTAAAAGCTGTCAAGACTTCAACACTGTTTTCTTCCTTGATGACTTTAGCCTCTTCGCTTGCCATCTTCCATTTCCTCCTATTTATTGTTTAACCATACCATCTAGAATACTTGCCGATATCCACATGAATGCCCCAGCTATATAGGCCGATGCCACCTTTACCTGGGCACATCTCAGCCAGTACCTGTTCCGCAATCTGCTTCAACTTGGACGGTGCTAAACTTGAATGTAGATCTGCTGCTCTACCATATAGGTGCTCGGAGTTGGGAACACCTCCAACTTCGGCATTGTGTTTGGTGCAACGTACTCCAGAGCCACCAGCGTCTACAATACTGATTGGAACACCAGCCCGTTCCCGGATTTCGTTTACCACCTCAACCAGCAACCGTTCTGGCTCCACTGGGAAACCATTACAGTATTTGTTGCATGTGCACCTAAACTCACACCGCTTGAAATACTTGGACTGAGCCCAAATACCTTCTGCAGCTCCACCACCGATATCGGCATTGCCGCCACCTTTGTGTTTGGGCTGCTCACCTATTGCAATAACCTCTTTAATACGCTTCGCAGTACCTTCTCCAAAGATACCGTCTTTGGTTAGGCCATAGTCTTGCTGAAATCTCGATGTGGCCACTTTGGATGCATTGCCCCACAGCCCATCGATTTCACCATCGTAATAACCAAGGTATTGCAACAGGTTTTGCTTCTGCCTATCTGTCATGGCCTATTCTGCAGGCACTTCAGGAATGCCGGCGATGCTGGTCAGAATGCTGACAATACCGGACAGCAGCGCGGTACTACCAACCATCAGCCAATTTACATCGCCCATAGCTGCACTTGCGCCGATGGCAGCGATGGCAGACTGTGCAACGGTCTTAACGGCACGCACGCCTGCAGCCTTAACCCACTGCTTGGTATTAACGTCCATCTTGAATACACAATTCTTAAACATAGTCATTTACTCCTTTCAAATAATTATAATTAACCAGCCTTACTGTTGAAATCCTTTTCTTTTACATCAGCCACAGTTACAGTGTCTAGACCATACCAAATAGCTGAGAAAGAGTGAGGGTCAATGTTAAACTGGTCATAAATCACATTTCCTTTGGCGTCTTTCTTGTATGTTAAATCCTTAAGCTCTCGAATTACATTCTTACACTTAGGACTTACGATTATTCTTCTGAATCTCTTGATTTTACGGGTGTTGGACAGTCTTGACCCTGCAAACTTGTTTCTACAAGCTCTTATCTTAAAACCAACTTGTCTGTAATAAGCAATAGCTTTTGGGTCCTCATTATCAGCCACAATCATTTTACTAAAGCCTTGCTCCTCATATCGATTAAGCCTTAGCTTTAGCTCCTGCATTTCTGGCTGATTGGCAAATGCATCATCAGTTACATGATTCATGTAGATTTCATCCCAAATGTACAATGTACCCTTTTTAATATCTACACTCATACTGATAACTGCATTAAAAGAATCCTCAAAACCAAAGTCAAATCCAAAGTATTGATTTTCAGGACCAAGCTTAGCAATGCTTTCCTTAAATACCTTGGCATCTTTTGCCACCTGAAATTGAGGAAGCACTCTAGTACCTGTTGCACCAAATCTTCCCCATCTGGCAACCATATAAAGAGGATAGTCATAAAATCGAAGGTCATCAAGTCTTTTCACATACCGCCAAGGTAGCCATGGATTGTCATCCGGAGTACTATGGTGGTAGTATACGTCATTCTTAACTAGACACTTTTTCTCGTAGAATTTATTCTCATCTACAATAACTTGTTCTTGACCTTCATCATCCAATCTTACAAAGAAATGACGATATACCCAATTATCTCGGCCAATAGGGTTACAACTAAGAATGAAATGCATTGAAACATCTGGAGTACGAATACGACCAAGCAATTCCAAATAGCCTTCATACTTAATTTCTGCACATTCCTCAAACCAAACAATAGATACACCGTTAATAGACTTTACCTTTTTAGGGTCATCCATTCCTTTGAAAATTATTTGGCTTCCATTTGGGAATCTGAATCTTAAAGGAGACCTTAAAGCAAGCACCTTGAGTTTCTTCTTCTTGAATTCATAACGGTCTGTAGTTAATAAACCCATGTCATCAAGAATTTCACAAATCAAATCATAACAAGATTCTTGAATCGTATCAAATACTTCTCTTATGATTAACGCTTTACGTTTTTCCTCAAGAAGTTTTAATATAATCTTGTAAGCAATTGTGTAAGACTTACCTGAACCATATCCACCTATAGCTAAATAAGTCTCATAATCCCAATTGAAAAGGAAATCCTCAAAAGCACCAGAAATAGATTTTGTAATCTTCATCCTTATTCCTCTTCTTCATCTTCCCAATCATCAGGCCAATAATCTAGATCCTCGCTTTCATCAATCTCAACTTTAGTCGCTTTATTTTGAGCTTTAGCTTTCTTTCGCTCTTTATTAGCTTTCTCTTGAGCCTCTTTTTCTTCAGGTGTTAACTTTCTAATTTCAATAGACTGATTAATCTCTTTTTGCCACTCTTCATCCTCTTCACTCTCTTTATTCTCATTTGATACACCAGGAGAATTATACTCAGCTTGCTTACTTGGTGTAGCTCTCGTTACTGTTACCTGAATAGATGTATCTTCATCCATATCATCCAGTATATTAGCTCTACTATTCATATTCTTCCACTTCTTGGGAAGTCTATTATAAAGCCAGCACTGAGCAGCAGATACATTGGGAGCTTGTTCCTTTTCCAATGTTTCCTTTTGGGTTTCTACCACTACACCTCTACGAATTATGGTCATTACTCTTACTTCTTTTGTTTTATACCCTAAAGCAGCTTTAAGAAGAGCATTTTCTACTTTATAGTCAATGATTTCTCTGCCTTGCTTAAGGGCTTTATCAATCTCCGGATATTTAGCTCTCCAGGTTCTTAAGGTTGAAATTCCTACACCCATTTTAATGGCAATATCCTGGTAGGTATATCCGTCTCGTGCCCAACACTCCAATAACATCAAATTGTCTTCTTCTAGCCAATCAGTAGCTAAGCATTCATTTATTGTTGATGCCATGTAGTGTTTCTCCCTTTCTTAATATTTCTTAATAAATAAGTTTAAGCCTGAGGAAATACCCCAAGCTACGTTATACTAAACTCTTGTTCTTTCGAACATGTATTCCTTATCGATCATGTTCGTTTTATTTAGCTTCCAGGCTAATCAATAACCTGGAAGCTTATTTTACTTAATAATGCGGGCAAAGGTCAGCTTCGCGTATTGTTGATGCGGGAGCTTTAGTAGGAATTTCACCAATTACATCACCAAGGTCGTTGAATAAATCCACGCCCATAGCTTTTGCAATGGTGATGAAATCATCCTTGCACATTTTATCCCAATAGCCACAAGGTTTTGCTTCAGGGCAATGAAGCAATCTTTCACATTGAGGTACCAAATATCCTTCAAACTCAGGATTTACCTGCTCCACCTGGTCACAAACCTTGGTCATTACATATCTTGTGGCTGCATCTGCCATGCCACATAATCTACGATTTGCCATAATCATAAGAGATTCAGCATTGATATCCATAGTGTGAATGACCATTGCATTCTGAGGAGCAAGTTCTCTATCATATTGAGATTGCCGATCATTTCTTTGGGACTGAACATAATGCTCAACACCAATTTTGTGCCGTACCAAATGCACAGACACAAAATACGGAATATGCATTTCAATGGTAAACATCAAAGTCCTAATAGGGCTATGCCGACATTCCAGCATTTTATGCATCCAGTCTTCTGTTACATCATTTTTTGTCCATTTCTTTCCCATTGTTCTCATGGCCAAGTCTTTACATCTGTTCCAATCCTTTGCTGTGGGATGACGCAGGATTTCTACTTCAATTTTATCATACGCTTCTGCATTCATTTTTTATTTTCTCCATTTCTTCCGGCATATCCGGTATTGTATTTGGAATTATATTCATCCAAATTCATAGGCTCAGCATCAACCAGCCAACGACCTTTTCCATTTGCTTTGTCTTTTCTTCTGAAACGAATCTTTAAAGGCCGTCTGCAAAATTTGCATTTTTGGACCTCGTAAGTATTATTTACGATTGTATCATTACCGCAAATTGGGCACTCAATTTCTTTGATAACCATTAGTTACCTCCTGCTATTTTAGCAAATATTTACCGACATTTATACCAACACTTAGCCCTGCTAGTGTAGCACATATTACAATTGCGGGATATGCTGCAGATGTAGTCATTTGCTCCGTTTGTTGCCAATAGAAGAATAACGCCTCCATACCTCCGAATAATAATACATTTTTAGCACATTGCTTTACAAATGTCGTCGCATTTGACTTAGATGCAGTATCCCATCCATCATCAGCAAATTTGCCATTGTATAAAACATCATGCACAGGCGTGGCATTTCCAGCTACGCATTGAGTACTGTAATTACCTTTAGTCCGCTTTTCTGTACATTCATGTTTTGGCTGTTCATCATTTTTATGAACATCACCATTTTCATCACGGACGCTACTGACCTTACCTTCAATGCGCATTCCTGGCATATTAACTAATCCATCATCAAGCAAGTCATCATTGACAGCTGCGTCAATACCATTGCTTTCATTCATCATCTTTATCACTCCTATTATTGTTATTTGGGCACTCATCGCAAATGCCATATTCGCATGGAATATTTCTCACTTTACAATTCCAAAGCATTTTATCATAATCTTTGCTTGTTATACCATCAGGAACAGCAGGAATAGGCATTATAGCATTCCTTTCTTTTCCAACCAGTCCTCAAGATCTGCCATATACAAAAGCAATTCCTGAATTCTGTTCATATCTACCGAAACCATACCATCTTCATCAATTTCAGTAAATCTTTTAGTGGGAGCTGGTACTGTGATTCCTTTACCGAGCTTATTTGCGATAGATTTTACATAGTAAATTACCAAGGCAAACAAAATAGGCAAAACTAATTCCCAGCTTATAATGAATTCACTTGACGGGCCATAGATTTTATAGATTCTTTGGCTTTCAAAATACATTAGATATGGAAGCAGCAAATTCATCAAGTTTGCCAGATTCATTAAATTATTTTTTAATGCCTCTTTGATAGTCACCAGACCATCTTTAGTGACACAATAAATTAGCTTGAAACTCATTCATCCTCCTTATCTCTTTTGGAGATGAGCTCTCTGTAATACTCCAGCTTAACTCGTAACATGTCATCCGTTCTGGTCTGATATGCTTTAGCTTCACAGCGATTGCAATTGTAATTGCTATTCATATAGAACATACTATGGGATTCTTTGCAAAGCTTGCAATACCTTTCCCTAAGTTCGTCCTCACTTAAAACTGCATGCAAATGCATAACAATAGTTTGAAATTC